GATGCTGCGAAATGTGCAATAAAAGCCGATGGTATTGATTTTATGCTAAAAAGAATGCCAAAGCCTTAGTGCCTAACTATTAGCATAAGGGGTGATATGCCGCACAGATATAAGCCTGTGCGGTGTAATCAGGAATATAAAACAATGCGTAGTAAGTGGCTGGCATAGCATCCCACTTGATGCGCGAGTTAGACACGAGGGCATACGATGATTGTATTACATGGTTTTGATGAAAATGCTTGTGGTGACATTTTAGCATTTCATGGTAATGATGAGAAATTTGTAATCGGGACGTGGATAAAGCGTGAAGGTTTTTTGCTGCTTAGAGGCGTTAAGGGTCGTATTTATATCGCGTCAAATGATATTGATTCGACACTGTTTTGCTACAAAATGAAAATACAGTTTTTTCTAAAACATAACATTCCTGTTAGTTTTGCTATGGCAGAAATAAGGAATAAAGATGTATTAGAAATGCTTAATGATTGTGGATATAAGACATTCAATGAAGTTGCAATCCTTGATTACTCAAGAATTGTAAAAGTTTTGAGTCACCACATAGATTTAATTGAAATACTTGATAGAGCAATAACAAGTTACAGGCAATAGTGTCTAACTCATAATTATACGCACTCATTGTGTGTATAACACATCCATAAAATCACAACTTATTGATTTATAACAAAGTCAATAAGTAAACACACCCCCCTCTTTTGAGGGGGGTTGTCTATATTCTGCAATAGGTAAAAGTTATAAAGGTTTTAGCTTCATAATAAACTGCAAAATCTGGCGCGCAATAACTGAGTGACCAATAGTATTGGGATGCAATCCGTAAGCGTCCGGGTTCGTATCACCGAAATAATTGGTGTAATAATAAACTGAGTCAGGGTATAAACCCGACGATCTGTTTAAGTCGAGACAAGGGATACTGTAATACTGAGCAACTTCGATCATCGCGTTGACATACGGGATTTGTGCTGACATATAACTATGTCTCGGTGTTTGTGTGATTAGACCAATGCCTTTTGATGGGAAACGTGCTAATAACGCTAAACACGCAACGTGCAATGCACCGTAAAACGTTGTCGTTGTCCTGTCTGCCATTACGCCTAGGGGCGTTACTCCTAATGAGCTTGTTGCATCATTAACACCGCCCATCAATGTAATAATATCTGCTGTCACATCGCCGTCAGGAATTATATCTGTCATGCAATGGGTGATTGTTATTCCCGTCGGACGTGCGATACGCGAACCACCAACACCATAGTCGATAGGGATAATACCCGTCTTTGCTGCAATCTGTTGATGATAGTTTGTTGCGCCAATCGCTGCGGCCGCAACAATTGACGTAATGCTATCACCGTAACACGCCCACTTTAGACCATCCAAACCATACACATCTAAGTCACGGGTAATTGTCGCTGGAAATGCTAGTTTTTTAGCATTGTAAACCTGAAATGTTGAGGGCAAGGTAGAGCCGTCTGTCATCATTGGATTAGTAACGGCAACTGCTGACGAAATACGAATAAATGCAACATTTGGGTCTGTTATCGTAAATGTGACAGGGGTGGATGCACCCGGACTACCTGCTGTTGCTGCTAGAGTCGCTAATGATATGAGGTTTCCGTATTTGTTGTAGTAGCCTGTATACGTTGCAGAATAAACAGGAACTGCATTTGTCGTGTACGTTTTCCCTGTCTCAACGGGGATAAAATCGGTGCAAAAATAAGTCGCGTTTGCAACTAATGCGCCAGTGCTGTTGAGATAACCAACCGAATTTGTCGCCGCATTGATGTAGTTTAACGTCGTCTCAGTGATGGCTGTAATTTTGCTTGGAACTGCTTTAGCGATAGCTGTAATAGCATCTATATCTGACTGAGAATCCAATGTTGATGTTGATGCGTTTGGCGGAAAATAACCACCTGCTGCCGATAGACTAGCAGCGTGGACAATGTATGGCGGATATGTTGGTGGTGATACAGTTTGATTATAAACAGTGTCAGTAGTACATAAACGAACATAAGATACGCCATCAGGTACAACAAACGACACACCAGAAGTTAGAGCTACTGCGGACCCCACTACTGATTTTGCAGAGTCGTAATAGACCGTTCTCGTTTGGAATACGATATTAGTGCAATAAGTATCTCCCGCTACAACAGGAATATAGTCTGTGTATTTATAACCCGCAGTACTTGTTATTGTAGTTGCACTTAAAAGTCCCGTACTCCATGTAATACCGTGCAGCATGGATAACCAAGTTTCTGTTTTTTGCAGGATTTTTGGCGTTGATACGCCAACATAGTACCGTTTTTGCTCTACTGCTGAACCAGCACTGTTTAGATACAAGATTAACAATTCTTCAGTGACGGTTGACGGGACAGAGAAATATTGTCCAGTTGTTGTTGCCGCTATACCAAGTGCTGTTGACTGATATATTTTACCAATAACATTTGCTGAATCACGCGCCGCCTCTGCCGCAACTTTAGCAGCAAGTGACGAAGCTGCGTTTAATGCGCTTTCTTCCGCACTTGCTTCCGCACTTGCTGTTGCTACTGTTGATAATGTCCCAACTAAAGTTTTTCCAACACTTGCAACATTATTATTGTCGAATTGAGTCACGCCTGCGCTATTTTTTAGAATAAAGCGATAATCAATTGTGTCATCTAAATACAAATCACACTGTCCATCACTATCTAAAACAACTGGGTTTGTGTTTGGTGTCCCTGTTGCGTTTTTATAAGTTGCAGTTAGTGTTGTTGTGTTTTTTAGATATGTGTACAACAAGCCGCCAGCGAGTGGGCGATTTGTACCAGTGATAAAAAAGCGAGATTTTGGAGTGGGTGAGAGAGAGTATGCCATTATTGATTAGCCTCTTGTTGTTGCAATGAGTTAAGGTAGTTTTGCAATGTGAATACTCCGCCCTGTGTTGCAGGCATAAGCCGTCTATTTTGTGCGGCACTAGCATCAACTGCTCTTTGTGCTGATAAGTCACGCAATGCGCCCAATGTACGCGCTCTTGCGTCAAACTGTGGGTCAATGGCTCTATTGGTATTCAGAGCGCGATTCGCGGCCTCAGCTTGCTGTTCTGCCATTTTGTTAGCAGCATTTGCGCCTTTGCCAATAAAATCACCAACTAACGGAATTTTTCTACCTTGCTTACCAAGTATATCGATAATCATTCTTGCCATTTTTGTATTTTCAGGCGCACTACCGAATGATTTTGTACCCTGTGGAGACGAGCTTAGTTCTTTCCATGTCCGCTGCAATAGCATCACCCTATCAGCAGTATCTTTTCCATAAATCATGCTTAGTTTGTCATAGCCAACATCATCAATATAACGAATCATTTTAGCAGGTGAGCCTTGCTCTAATCGCACTTCGCCAGCGTTTAACCCCATATTACTAAACACTTCATTACGCATTTCTTGCGCTAGTTGTGCGCGTGTCAAGTCGCGCTGTTGAGCGTTCATTCTTGCCCATAATGGTGCAAATTCTTCTTTTGAAGTGTGTTTGATAACTGCATTAAACAAGTCTTGGTTACCTAAGCGATTAACGCCTTGATAGCCTTTATCTTGAGCAAATATCTTATCAATAAGAGGCTGTTCCCACTTATCACCCTGCACAATTCGACTAATACGAGCTTTGTTGTAAATAGGTGCTGGAGTGTTGGGATTGGCCTCCATGTTATTCAATACGCCGCGAATGCTGTTTAATTGCGCTTGCGTAGCATTATCCACATTTTCCCACTTTGAATTGACAATCTGCCGCAAAGTAGCAAGCTCTTGCATGGTCAATTCTTTAGGTTTGTTTTGCGCGTTCACGTTTTTTGCAGTAGGGAAAAATGTTTCATCTTTGCCAATTAACTTCAAGTATTGACGCACTGGTGAATCAACCTTCGTAACGGCAAACGATGCAGGCTGTTTAAGCATTGCCGCTAATTCATCGGCATTGGTAAGAATATCACCCTCATTTTTAGCAGCGGCTTTATATAAGTTTGATGTTCTGTTTTCTGCAACCGCCTTTTCTGCGCCTAGTCCTTTACGGATAGCCTCGCCGTATTGTGGCGTAGGCAGAGATTCAACCCCGTTAGGCTTTAATCCTAAAATACTACGCTCTAAATTCTGATTGTTGGCGACATTAGCAAGTCGTAATTGCTCACCTTCAGGATGCAGCATTAACGAGTTTTGTACGCTAAAATCTTCTGATTGTCCTGTAACGTCAGCACGCGTAGGAATGAATTTTTGATGTTCTAATAATGACTTACGCGCTAATTGTACAGGCGTTAAATCACTACCTAAATTTAACGCCTCATCAGCATTAGCCGCCATCCTGCGTTGTATTTCTGTGTTTAACTCATTCCATTTGAACCCCATTTCAGCCGCGCCCTGTTGTGCAATCTTGACGGCATCAGGATTGGTCGGGTTAGGCATAGCGTTTGGGGTGTCTATAGGTGCGACAGGTGGAAGCCGAGAGGATCGCAAATTGCTAACGATAGCAGCAGGGTCAACCTCAGCACCCAAGACAGGGTATTTTGAGATAGCATTAGCCTTTGCGTTATTGACTGCATTGACACCACGACTTACCCCTTGAGATAGTGCTTGAGTGGCTTGTGGTGCGATACGGTTAGACGCGCCAGCAATGGCTCGACCTGTGGCGTTAATCATTGGAGGTAATGCAACACCAGCAGCCGCGCCCATAGCGGTATTAGCGGATCTTGACTCTCCTGTGGCTGTTGGCTGTGCTGCGCCAAACAAACCACCGACAACAGCACGATTAGCGATTGGATTGCTAATCATTGGTACTTTCATCGGCATAGCTAACCCTACAGCAGTTTGTCCAGTAAACGAGCCTAGGCCACCAGCACCAGTTGCCATTAAATCAGCGTCTTGGCGTTTCATCTCATCAATTTGTTGTTGAGAGTAAGCACCTGACAACTGACCTAGACCGCGTGGTATTTGCAGCATCCCTTGACCGACACCTGCTAAAAACTTTTGACCTCCTGACATATCATCAGTGGCTTTAGGTCGTTTTAATTCAGCAGTGTATTGTTGCTTAACTGATTCAATGGGATCTTCGATAACATAACCCTTTGCCCTGTCAGCTTTTGGCAACTCAATGATATAGGCCATTATTTAGAACCTCCGACAGGAATCCATTTAGTGCCGTTAAAGATGTATTCAGGCTTGCCAGTTTGTGCATTTTTAGCAACTGCGCCCTTTGGTGCTGTAGGCGGTAATTCGCTTAATGTGTCGCCGTGATTGATGGTTGTTGGTTTGTCGACCTTTTCAACGTCATACACTGCAATCCGTTTAGGGTCTAAACCGTACTCGCTTGCTATTTGACTGTACTTTTTGTTAAGGTTTCTTTGTGCTTCGTTTGATGCCTCAGAATACGATTTTACAAGTTTTGCAAAGTCTGCTTTTTGTTGAGCTGTCAAAACTTTGCCTGATTGGATGACATTTATATAGTTACCCATCCTATCAAGTGCGCCATTTGTTTTCATAGCCATTGCTAATTCTGACTCGCGCACAACAGAGCCAGGGTCTAACATTTTCATAAATGCTGTAGCACTAGCTAAAGTCCCAGCCGCAGAGTCATCTTTTAAGCTATCTTGAATAATCCTAGCTTGTCTTGATATTTCAACAAAATTAGAGCTATCTTTTCTGTAGTCATCACGCAATTCACCCTCTAACTTTATCTTTTGATAACCTGACATTGGTTTTTCAGGTGCGGGAGGCGTAGGAATAGACCCACCACTCGTTAGCGTGCCATCACTCATTAATATTTTTACATCGTTAGTGTTAGGGACTTTTATTGTTTTAGGTCTACCATTTTCCATCACTGGTACGGCCTTTCCATCTTTAGGTCTTGGCGCATAACCGCTAGGAACTGCCCCCGTTTTCGTCATTGCCAACAAAACAGGCTGTCCAGTTTTCGGGTCAATACCTTCTGTCAATCCGCCGTAATATTCGTTAGTTGATTTTTCAGTCTCTTGTATCGCTTTTTGAAACTTGAGTGCGTTGTCATAATCACGATTAAGCATTGACTGTTTTAACGCAGACTTTAGAAAATCAATCGGCAATGGCTCACGACCTGCTACTGCCTCTTGCGTAACTTCACCGCCACCAAGCTGATAATTGCCATTCATCAAGTCCTCACCAAAGACTTGAGGTTGTGGCATTTGTTGGCCTTGCTCAGACCTAAGCACGCCAGTCATGCCTTGTGGCATTTGTCCTTGGCGTGGCATTTGCTGATAAGTCATAGGCGCGTACTGTGCAGGCGTACCGCTTTGAATCCCTGCCAAGTCCGAAGCAATCCCCATTTGCATCTTCTTCTCTTGTGCGCGTTTCTCTTTCGCTAAGTCGTAATCTTCGCGCAATTTCTGCATTTCGAAGCGATGTTTCTCTAATGCCGCACCGTTTTGTTGCGCTTGCATGAGAATCGCCGCAGGGTCAAACTGTACTTTGTTTGCCTGCAATGGAATGTTCGGGTCAATTTGAAAAGCCATAATTTTATCCCTTACATATCACTGTTGAGCCATGAACTTAAACTGTTCTTATTGCCGCCACCGTATTTACTCATGCCGTAAAGATTGGTAAGGCTGTTTAAGCCACCACTTAAAGCGTTAGCATTAGCAGCATAACCGCTAGCCCTCGCGTTTGCTTGTTGACCTAAAATACCCGTCTGTGCGTTTGATAGATTGCCAAACGTATTAGACGCACTGTTAGCGTATTGACTGCCAGTGTTTGCCATTGAACTAGCCGCTTGTTGGCCGCCTTGCGACAGACCTGCCAAGCGGTTGAAGTAGTCGCCAAACTCACCAGACGCTCGATTGTATTCGTTAGTATATTGTTGGTTTGCCCTGTCATATTCGTTTCCAGCCATTCGATAATAGTCGCCAAACTCACCAGACGCTCGATTGTATTCCTTATCGTATTGTTGACTTGCCAAGCCTTGACCGAACTCTTGCGCCGCTTTCATTTGTGCGCCACTATAACCCATTCCACGCGCCGCGCTTGAGCGGTCTAAGGCTTGTTGACCTTGCTTGAGTTGGAATTGATACGCAGGGTTAGAAGTATCAAATTTGCCACCGTCTAAGCCTTTGCTTTTTAGATACACGTCAAACGGGTTATTGAGTTGACCTGAGCCTGTTTTCATCAAACTATCAAGACGTGTGTTTGACGAGTCGAACTTATTAGAAACGCCTTTGCTTGCTAAATAACTGTCAAACGGGTTATTTAAAAAACCGCCATTTGCATTATTTTGATACTGTGTTGCCTGTGCTTGTGTTGTCGGTTTAGTTTGCGCCTGTGCAGATGTAAAACCATTACCTTTGTTCCAATTCACATTATTAAGGTTTGATAATACCCCGCCAGTTTGCGCTGGTTTTTGTGGAATAGCACTTTGATTACGCATTAAATCGCCTAAACGATTAATGCCCCACGTCCCTTGTTCAAGGTGCGGTTTATAGTCGGCCTGTTGTTTTTCCCAAATCTCACGCTGTAGTGCGAGTTGTTTGTCGGCTGATTGAGCCTCTAATGCCGATGCACGGTCGCCAGCCTCGACTTGTGCTTCTGCGCCTTTTTTAGCTTCGTGCGCGCTATATGCACTACCTGCACTACCTGCAATAGCACCACCAGCCGCAACTAATAATGGATTAGGCATGATTAAACTCCCCTACATAATCGCTATACTTTTCACCGTACAACGACATTATTAAATGACTGTTTTCTGTTGTGTATTCGCGCCCAAGCTCGATAAACATGACTGCAATAATCAAATCGTAAAACGCCGCACGCCACACGAACGACACTTCGCTAACAATGCCTGAGCGTTCCGCCGTGTCCGAAGCCTTCCACTTGAAAAAGACATTGGCGCAAATTGGCGTTAGTTGTTGATAGTGTGCTAGATAAAACGGATGACTGGCATAACTCACAAATGAGTCAAAAATAAGAGTGTCTAGTCTGTCGCGTGTCACTTCGTCATGGTCTGCAAAGTCGTCAAATGTTTGCATCATACGCCACACGATTAACAGCCAATTGATAGCACAATCAGATAGTTTTAAGCTGATTAAGTGAGTGTGTAGGCTTTGTTCGTGTGTCATTCTAACCTCTCTGTCATCACGACAGTAAATACCACTATTAAGTCGATTCAATGCCACTTGCACGAACAGTCACCATAGCCGCTGTATCAGCAAAGCCTTGTATCGTTTGTCCGTCAGTTAGCCAATGGCCTATCATCTCAGGGCAGGTATAGCACTCGCCAGCCGCTAACGACTTCGCGTGAATGATTCTATTTGCCGCGATTGCACTGCCACCGCTAGCCACAATATGAAATGTAATTGTATGCGCCACTGTATCTTCATTGGTGCAAGTTAGCTTATCAATACGCGCCTTAACTCGTGTTGCTGTGTACAGTGTCGCCACAGAGTTTGCCAACTGTGCGGCTGCGATTAAAACTACTGGAGTTGTTGCCATATCATTTACCTATAATTTGAGTGTTTCTGAGTGCTGTCAGTACAAGGTTTAATTGTGTAACTATACTATTAACTGTTGTAATTGTCTCATTTATTGCATTGAGCGTATTTGTTGTATAAGTAGCATCAGGTGTACTAATAATTGAGTTTGTCACGTCAGCAATTGCTGATTGCGTAGAAACAGGTTTAACTTCGCTTAGTTGTAACGTCATAGAATCAAGTTGTTTTTGTAGCTCATATAACTGACTCATGCCACCACCCCTAATAACAACACAATATCATCAATTTTACGGCTTAATTCATCAATAACCGATCTATCTCTTGCCTGTAGTTCATCTAACTTGTTGTTTACTTCATCAACAACGGTTCTATTCATTACCTGTATTTCGTCAAACCTTTTATTAACGTCATCTAAAATTGTTCCATTTAACCGTTCCCTTTTTTGCAATTCGTCAAATTTTTGATTAATCTCATCAACAACAATCCTGTCAGTTGTTTGCGTTTCTTCTAGTCTTTTATTGATACTTGCCAGATCATCGCGTATTTGTATCAACAGGCTTTGCTCTAATTGTGCCGTGTCATTGTCGTTATTTGAGCTAGATAAATATAGGTCAATATCTTCAATCGCTGTGCTTGTTGTGCCGCCTGTTGACTGCCATAACTGATAAAGCCATGTCTTAAATGCGCGTGTATTGGTCAAGTCTAGAGTAAGTGGTGAAGCAATCTTGCTCATGTTTTACCTGCCTCAACGTCAATATAGCCGCCAATCAAAACAGTTTTGACAGGTTCACTGCCGAACACTTTATAAACACGATCGCGTGAGTTGCCAAGCCTTGCCCACATAACACGATTTTTACGCTGTCCGATAACGCCTAGACTGGCTTCGCGTGGCGTGATGTAACTATGGCCACCATCGTCGGAATAGGTCAGATAAACCAACGGGTCATCATTGCCGTTTAAGCCGACACCTGTTTCAAAGTTAAGGACAACTTCTTTATGCTTAATGCGCTTAAAGTCGCTGATAATGTGCGTTGTTGTTCGACTCCAGGAAATAGGCAAGCCGCCATCTGTGTGCGTATCTTCATCTAATTCATATATTGCGCCGCTTGCATAATCACCGACAAGATGTTTATTAAACGCAAACGCATAACACGATGCACGATCACGGCCTAACTCGTATGTTTCACGCACCGACCACGATAAATCATTGTCCTGAATAGAAGCATCATAAACCAAGGTTTTGTTGTCAGTCGGGAATGTGAGCACATAGAAACTATGGCCACCTTTTTGATATGTGTATGCAAAAGCGTCATCAATGCGAGTCATTGAATTGATGGTGTATTCAATGCCGCGATTAGAAATAATTTGTGGGGAATATTGATTGAGCTTGTAAACTAACCCTGTACCATGACTCGATCGACCAAGAAAAAAGACAGTGTTATCAAGTTTGGCAACAGATAAAGCAGCAGCACAGCCCACTTCCATGTTTGCGCCTTCGCGTCGTGAGAATGGAAATTGTGCATCGCCTGAATTGAACCATACGGTAGTAACACGCTCGCCGAACAAAATTAATTCCTGGTGGTCAACAATATGCGTTACTAGATTATCGGGGTCGGCTTCATCGCTCGCAAAATCTAATGCGTCAAACGTAGTAAAATCATTCAGTGCTGAAATATAAAACTGTTGAGAGCCAGGCTTTACAAATACGCCGTAGCCGTCAAGATAATCGACTCGTGGTGATCCGTAAAATGCAGGGTCTGTTATTTGAGTTAGTGCAAAAGATACAGTGTCATAAACATAAGCCTTGCCTGTCACGCCACTATTTAAGCAAATCTGCCCCGCATTATTTGCCGATATTGTCGTGTCAAAATCTAAATCAACACTGCCAACAATCGTATAAGTTAAATCGCTTAAAACTTTATAAAATACAAATCCTGCCACCACATACAAAACGCTTCGGAACTCAGAAATTACATAAACAGGCGAGATAGGAATATCAAGAAATACTTTTTTGCCGTCAACACGATACAGGGTCAGGTTGTTTTCTTCGGACTGGTCAACCTCAAGAAACATATTAACTGTTTCTTGTGTATTTTGGTTAGGACTAAATCCCTTGTGTTGGCCACCTAAGAAATTAAACTTCATACAAAACCACCGCCCATAATAAAGGTACGCGAACCTGCTTGTTTGTTGGCACTGGGTAGCAATGAATCAAACTTAGCTAATGGTATTGTGACCATTGAGCGCAAGACAATCTCTTTAGATTCTTTGGCTAGTGCTACGATTTCGGGCGATACACTAAAGCCAAACTCAGGCGCAATCTCGATAGCAAGATTGTACTTTAATGCACGAATCCACTCAGGCGGATATGGTAAGTCATCGGCTAAGGTTAAGTCAGTGGCAGGTCTAACATTATCAATCGTTAGTGTGCCGTTAGCAGGGACAGGAAATAAATAAATAGTAGATAAAGGATTGTTAGGTTTTAAGACAATATATTCAGGAATTGAGCCAATATTTTTAATGCCTATTTGCTCATAATCGGCATAATCTAACACGGTTAAAGGATAGTCTAAGCCACCATTCGACCAATGCGCGGTATAAATAGAAGTAGGGCGAGTAGTATCAATATCGCCACCGACACCGATTGTATAAGACGTTGAACCATTGCAATTATGAGTGACTTTGCCAGTTGACGCGGATAAGAAGCGAGACGCGCCCCATGAGCCAAGCATCAAGTTTAATGCTTCTAAAGCATCGCTAGACTCGTCAGCGTTTGGAGTTTCACTAGATGAAACAGCACCGATTAAGCGCAGCGTGGCGCGAATTAAATCAGCAGTAACCATGCTACACCTACAAAATTAGAGACTCATCCTTGAGTCATGGGGAATTACAATTGATGAACTAAACGACAAGCCAACTCAGGATACAAAGCAGCAGTGCCATAAAGTATATCAAATCGAGATTTCCATTGGCCATTATCACCATCAAACCAACGCACAAAACGCATAGAGATGTTGCCAAAACGCTCACGAGCTGCCATGTCAACGCCTTTCGGGATGTCCAAATCGGCACTAACAAAGGTAAACGCGTCTTTGTGGAAAGCTAAGTTTTGACCGTAGGCAGTGGCGGAAGTACCCAAAACAGTGATTGCAGAGTTGTCAGCAATACGGTTAGAGCAATTCTGATAAGCACCACCAGCAATAACGCCAGGTGATACTGTCATCGTAATTGCGCCTGTTGTGTCTGAAACGTCAGTTGTAATAACGAACTTCTTCAACACACCAGTCGATACTTTTGTTTCTGGATGAACTTCGTACACGCCAGCAAACGTAATGCTATCGCCAGCTTTTAAGCTAGTTCCGCCACTTGTCCAGCCATCTGTGATGATTGCCGATGTTGCAATGTAAGCATTGTCAGCACCAGTAGAGCCTTGAGTCGCGCCATTAGTCAGTGGAGTACCGCCATAAGTACCAGTCGTATGCACTGGAATCATTGTGTTCTCAAACACATCAAAACCACCTGTACGGCCGACCATGCCTTCGCGGTATTGGTCATCAATATTGCTAGAGCTTTGGAATAAACCTTTGACAGCATCGCTAAACTCAACGCGGCTTGCAGGGTTTAACAAGAAAGTACGGTCAGAGCTAGGAGCTAGGTTTTCGGTTAGCTTTTGACCTGCTTGCTGGAACTTCTTGTAATCAATCTGCGTTGATACAGTACCAACAGTATTCGGCACTGATTTATACATCGACAACATTGCACTGTATTCGATGTCGGAGGCCAATTGATTCATAGCGGGCTTCAAGAACTGATCGCTAAAATCATTCAGGCTCATTGTCAATTCGGTATCAGTAATCGTGCAATCAACGCCTTTAATCGTGGCAACAGGTAACGATACTTTACGTTCAACCATGTTTTGTGCGCTGTAAGTCGAACCTGTACGCACAGTGAATTTATTCGGCAAACGAACGTCTAAGTTAGTACCAATTTTCGCACCATTGACCGCAAAACGGCTGTCATATTGGCGGTTAATCTTGGTTAAGAAGTTAGATTGAGCGTGCAAAATACGCAACGCTTCTTTAGTGATGATGCTAGGGGTTAAAATGCTATTAGCCATGATGATGCTCTCTTAACGCTTCTCAGCGTTTCTTTTGTCGTAGTTGGTCGTTGCGCCACTTCATCCACTCATCAATATCCGCAGGGGGTGAACTATTACTAGCACCGCCTTGAACGGGTTTAATTGGAGCGGGTGCAGACGATACCGTCTTGGGTTTTGGTACATTTGTTCTCGCTGCAATCTCACCAATGGCCATTAACTGTTGGCTTGGTGGTAATGCGGCAATCCGATAAGCCTCGCCTACATCTTTGCCCAACATATACGCAATTTCTGCGCCTTTCGGATGTTGTGCAACGGCTTCAAGTGCCATCGGTGCAAATTCAATACTGGCAACATTGTTAAATACTGCGTCAAAATCAGGGGCAACACTACGCACTTTTTCCACTTTGCTAACCCAGTCTTGAGCTTGCGCCTGTGCTTGGGTTTGTTGTGCGTGCTGGCTTTGTGCCGTCTGCGTTTTCTGATTTAGCTTGTATTCTGCGACCGCTTCAACATAATCATCTAAATTGTCGAATTGAGATATATCAGGAGCTTCTTGCTTTGGTGCAATTTGCGCCCGTAATTGCTCAATTTCAGCTTTAAGACGATTACTTTCAGCAATTGCTTCGTACTTTTGACGGGTAACTTTATCAATGCGCTTTTTAACGCCTTCGGGTAGGCTGCTTTCGTCGGGTTCTTTTTCGGCTTCTTCGGTCTTAACTTCGGGTTGTTCGCCTTCTGTTTCTACCTTTTCGGCCTCAACTGGCTCGACTACTTCGACCTGTGGTGATGAATCCACAACGACATCAGACTGAGTAGTATCACTCATGGGATATGGTTTCCTTGAATCGGATTTACACGCGCCATCACGGCGACCTAGTTTTTAACTGGCTAGTAACAGTGATATAAACATAATCTATAACGGGTATTTAGTCAAATGATTGTGGTTGCTCTACGTCAGGTAATTGCATTTGTGACATATCGCCAACGCCACCCATATCCATTGGTATTTGTTCGCCTTGCTCTTGCTCCATTTGTTCTTGCATTGGGTCGTAGACTTCTTGCTGTTCGTACTGATAAGTCTCTCCTTCTTCGGGCAATTCAGGCTGTTGCGCTGCATTAGCTAAAGCGTCGTTAATCAATGCCGCTACTTCATCCATTCCCATACCGTAATCTTTCGCTAACTTTGCAAATTCAATCTCTGCTTTAACGTCAATTTCGTACTTCTTGAGACGTAATTCATCGTCTTTATCGTCCTTTTCTGCTTCCAGCATTTGAATATGTTTACCCATCTCATCAATCTGTTGCTTACCCTGCTCAATCATCGCTTGCACTTCGGGCGGTAGTTGTTTCTGTTCGCCGTCCTCGCCTTCTTGCTCTTGCAGTTGTGGCGGTAGCATCTTTTTCATGCGCTCGGCAATCTCGTCAGCACCGTCCCAATCCATCGCTTTGATAATCAAATCGCCTGCTATTCCCATAATCGCAGGATTAACCCGCGCAATTTCAACCATGCTATTTAACGCTTCAATGCGTTTTGTCGCATAGCTTGCGCCTTGAGTCACAACTAAATCATATTTGCCAGTCGTTAAGTCGATGTTTTTCGGCTCGCCTTTTTGCATCACTACTTGATTGATACGCTCTAATTTCTTTGAGCCATCACTACCCATTACCGACACCACACGCGCCGCATCGTAGATTTTAGGTATCAAGTCAATGATGATACGACCCGTCCATTTGATAGCGCGCGCAATATTGTCAATATAAGCGAAGTTGGCAGTATCGCCCTTGCGTTGTTGCGCCAAGATTGCCCGACCTGACTTCTCGTTATCCTGTTCGCCTAAACTTGCACTAAAAATACCCGTGGTTGACTTCATTTCATCAACACACATCAATGCCGCTTCAGTTGCGCCTTTATCCATGATTCCAGCGTTAATGCGTTGCGGCATAGCAGCACTAGGTACATCGTTGACAATGAGATACGGTGAGTTTGACGTTAAGCTGTCTTGCCATTGCTGCTCATAGCCTTCGATCTGTTTAGCCGTCACTAAGACAGGAGCTTTCGGAGCTAATGCCTTTTGCTCAGTGTCAATTGTCCGCCAGTAGTTATACATCCGTTGCGGATCTTTAGCGAAACGAACCAAGCCGCGTAACGTGCGCTTACCGTCAACCAAATCTTCTTTGCCATTAACACCGATAATCGGCAAATACTTACCTGCCCAATCTGTTGTTTCAAGAATACCTGCGCCACTCATCATGCAGCACTTAATCTTAGTGATGGTTGTTTTACGTTGATTAACGATAAGCGATTCATCCTCGGGCTTCTCAAGTGTTACCTGTGTATTACCTTCAAAATCTTGCACCGCGTAGAGCGTTGCCTTTTCGTCAACTTTATGCCAATACTCAGCGACAATCACTTGGTCTTTATCAACAATCCAATCGCCTGTGAAGTCATCAAAGTTATAGCTTGACTCGTCATCTTTAGGCCATCTTTGCTTGTACTCGTCTTTCGTCAACTTAACGCGCACAGTCACATGACGCGCATCGCTATAATCAGGCAATACCGCGTTTTTATCAAAATAAACAGATAACGGGTCACTAATGCGCTCGATGCAAATAATCTGATTAAAACTATCTTCGCTTTCGTAATCAGTTTTAACACGCCAAGCACCGAAGCCAAAGCAAGCCGTGTTTTCTACCGCCGTATCATAAGCAAAGTCAGCATTAGACTCGTTTTGAATTGCACGAATCAAACCATCATAAATCGCGGCAATATCTTCGTCGCCGTCTTCGCCAGCGTGAACTTTGATAGACGGCTTGTTCTGCCGCGCATCACCAACAATCTGGTCAATAAACGCGGGTAAACGGTTAATCGTTTGGATAGGACGACCCGACATTTCGCGCCCTTTGCGGATTAAATCAGGCCATTGGTCGCCCGCCGCAAAGCGTTGGTCATCGCGCATTAGTTCGCGTTCTTCGCTCTTAGCGTCGATGTCTGCCTTGATTGTGTCGCAATACTGCTTATATAAATCTTGGTCTTTCATGTTGTCATCTCGACAATAAAGTAATTATTAACCCATCCAGCCGTGTTGAACATACGCCTTTTTAATTGGCTTATGCTTTACTGATTCTTTGTAACCCTGTGCGAACTGCCTTAATGCGTCCGCCGCTTCACTGTTTCCGTCAGTCTTGCAAGGCTCATCACTCCAACACCCTGCGCGATTGTTCCATTTCTTTTTGTACCCGTCTAAATGCGCTATTCCTTCTTTGCAATGCGTCTCATCAAAATAGAGCGTGTTAAATATATCACGAGTTTGGTTGATACCTGCAATCAATGTTTCCGTTCTTGCAACTGTCTCGAATTTATGCCCTTTCATCAATTCTTCTAACATTTCTCGTGGTGATTTATTTGTGTCTTTGCCTTGTCGAACATGGTCGGCGTCATGCGGTAAATAATGAGTACCAAACACCACGCCAAGCGATTGCAGCCAGTTTGCGGCGTGTGAGTATGTTTCGCCCCATGACTCATAGAATCGGATAAACCTGTTTTCCATTCCAACCTTTTGATGTACCCATATCGCTGTCCCGTCACTGTTACCAATATCCCAAAACGTATTACATGGCACATTAGACAACAAAGGGATGTTGCAAATGCGGCCATCTTTGCGTGTTTGTGCCATTTGAGTCTTGAACCAACAACCCTCGCTAGACTGTTGAAACGCTTCTTGCTCAGTGCTTGGGTATTCTTGCCACATACGCTCATCATCTCCACTAAAATCAGCGTCACGGGTAGCAATGTACCATGCTCGCTGTTCTAGTGATATTACTGCCTTAATTTTAGTCTCGACAACATCAAAATAGTCATGGTCTTTTTTGCTGATAACCACGCTTTTGGGGTCAATTTTATAGCCTTCTTCTTGCCACCACGGGAAGAAGTGAAAGCGGTAATCCTTTTTGTTTAGCTCAGTCCCTTGGTCGCGCAATCGCATCGCACGTTGGCACATTTTATAATAATCGCCGTCTTGACCTTCGGCTGTTGACTCGATGATAACTATGCCGTTAATCGGAACAGACGGAATAGAACCAGTGATGACCTCAGCAGCTTTATCAGGATATTTAGCGCAAATCTTGCCAAACTCCGATATATGCAAACGATGAATAGTGCCTGAACGCATCGACGTGGCAACACGGATTGAGCTGTTGTTGTGTGAGAATAACAATTCGTCGGCAGCGTCTTTAATCAACGGCATTTGTGATAAGAGCATGGGCGGCAGATTCAGGTAAGCAAACTTCACCTTGTCTCTAAAAATAGCCTTGGCCGCGCCATCGTCTTGAGCAATGATGCCACATCTCATGTTGGCCGTGAATAACGCAGTATCAAGCCACACAATACAAGCTAATGTCGTGAAGCCTAATTGACGCGCTTTTAGAATGATGTTTCTGTGCCACATCTTCTTAATGAGCTTTATCTGTGACTTGTTCGGCTTGAACGGGATAACAAGGTTTGTTTCATCGTTATCACCTTTGATGATGATTTTATAAAGCGCACCCGAACAAATACGCCACATCGGGTCTGATAAGCACTTCTTAAATTCTTCGGGTGTTTTTGGTACAAATGATGGGTCAATCATCATCGTCAGCCGTTGATTGACTGACTCCTAGTGAATTGCCCTGCACTTGAGTTAGCAGTAATGAGATAGGGTCGCCATTCGCGCCTGTATGCTCTTGCACGTTCGTTTCTTTCCATCCCGCCTGTGTTTTCAAAAAGAAAATCATGCCCGTCATGTTGCCGCCTTTGATTGACTCCATTAGTTTGTTAGTCACTAATGCAATCCCTTTGGCCTTTCCTCTTTTAATAGCGTCCGCAAAATCCGTATTTTCTTTTTTTCTTTTGGTTAATGTTGACTCACTTATACCTAATGCTGAAGCGATCTGTTCCTGCGTCAAACCATTAGCAGCCAAAGATTCGACCTTAGCTAAATCAATGTGTATTTTTGGTTTGGTTATCATTTAGCAACTCGTTATATGTTTTGCCGTTTGATTCTAGCGTGGCCTGTTTGCCTGTGAAGTCCTGCCAACGCTTGATGATGACATCGCAGTACTTGGGGTCAAGCTCCATCAGGTAGGCTGTGCGGCCAGTTTTTTGGCA